GCCGCAGGGGGGCCTCTGTGGCGCCCGGCGTCGATCGCAGAGCCTCGGCGCGGCGGGCGAGGTAGGCCGCTTCCTCGGGGGTGACATCCCCCGCCACGCGGGCGGCCGGAGCCGCCTGCCGCAGGCCGAGACGGACGGCCCCCTGCGCATCTTCAGCCGCCTTGGCCGCCCGGCCGCCTTCCCCCAGCGGTATCGCCATGCCGCCGGCCTCAGCCAGCGTGTCCGCGGCGGCCACGATGGCCGGATCACCCCGAGACGCCAGCAAACGCTCGCGGGCGGCCTCTGCCTGCCGCCGGATGCTCTCGCGATCGGCCGCCAGGTCAAAAAAGCCGCCGGGTTTTCCGAGCGTCGGGTAGGGGTTGCCGGGGACCTCGCGTTCCGTGTCCTGGGAGGGGAGCATCGCGGACGGGGAATCGTCGGGAAGGAGCTTCGCCGCGAGCTCCGGAATGCTGGCGAACCCCTCCGCCGCCCCCGAGACGATCCGGTCCCCAACGGCCAGCAGCCGCCCGCCTACGCCCTCGTCCGGCGCCGGCCCGACCAGTCCTTGCGCCGCGGCGATCTGCCGGGCCTGGGCCATCTGGGCACGCTTCTTCCGCAGGAGGTCGTCGGCAGTGCTGGAAACGCCGCCGGTGACGTCCGAGAAGTCGGGCTGGTTTCGGAATGAATCAGCGGACACGTGCGTTGAATCCCCTAACTCGCCGCTCCGGATAGATTTCAACTTCTCAATAACCTTACCAATTGGCGCGCCGTAGGCAAGGTCGGAGGCAATGCTGGCCCGCAAGAACGAAGGGAGAGGGCCAAGGCGATTTTCGATCAAAGACACCTGACTGCCGACGCGCGGATTATCCCTTACGAAGGCCTGGTAAGATTCGTCGTCTTCTGAAACGGATTCGGCGCCCACAACGTTGGGATAATCCCTCTTTTGCGGTAGGGGGCGGCCCAACATTGTAACAGGCGCTTTGCCTGAGAGAGCCGCGTCCCATTCCTCGTCCGGGGTCGTTATCCGGACATCCGGGGAGGAGTACCCTTGCGGAACGCGCCCTTTTAGCATTGCGCCTGCCCGGCCTGACCGGTCGAGAGCGTAAAGAGGATCAAGGGCTGCGGATTGAGTTGGGATGTTCGAGGTCGCCGCTGTGCTGGTGGCGGTGCCTGAAACATCGGAAAAATCAGGTGTCGCGGCGCCCCGGGCTGTATGCATCCGGGCTTCAGCAACCGCGCGTTGAATCACCGCCGGGTCGGTGCCGTCCGGAAATTCCAGGCTGGTGCCGTCCGGCAAGGAAACGGTCGTGCTCATTCGTGCCACCACTGCCCGTTAGAGTCGAGCGTGTTGTGGGCGCCCACCTTAAACCCGGGCTGACGCTTCGAGCCGGCCGGCGCCGGCGCGGCCGCGGACTGCTTGGGGGCTGGAGCGCCAGGGATCGGTCGCCGAGAGGGCCCCTGGCCGCCCATGCCGAGATTCGGGGCCGGGCGGGGCGGCGGCGCGGTGAGGTCCTGCATGGTGGGCGCGCCCTTGTCGCCGGCCTGGTGGGTGGGGACCTCGATCGCGCCGAGCTCGGGCTTCGCGGGGTTCCACACGTAGGGCGTGCCGTCCTTCTGGAAGTGCTGGAGCCCGCCGGCCTTCTTCGGCTGCCCGTCGATCGGGGTGAAGGTCGGGACGGGGTTCGCCGGCGTCGGCGGCGAGATCCAGCCCCACTCCCCGCTTGGCGCCTGCCCGAGCTTCCCGGGAATGCTCGTCCCCTCCCTCGCGGCGGCGCGCAGGGCGGCGTGCTTGTCCTCGATCGACTGCACCAGCTCCGTCCGCGCAGCGATACGCGAGAGCGGCTCATACTGCGGGGGTGCCTGGTAGGTGGGCGCCATCCTCAACTCCTTCTCGCCGGGGAGCCGGGCGTCCTGCTCGGCTTTTGCCTTCGCCGCAGCGGCCTCGGCTTCGGGGCCGGCGAGCGCCTGGACGCTCCGCTGCTTGATGAGATCCTGGAGCTGGGCCTGGAGCTGCTGCTGGGTGTCCCACGCGTCCGGGTTGGCCCCCTTCGAGCGGGCGTAGGTCCGGAACGGCTCCTGTTGGGCCATCTTCTCCAGCGAGGCCATGTCCCCCGAGCGGGCCGCCTGTTCGGCGCGGGCGACGAAGGGGCTCCCCTCCGGCTCCGCGTTGGCGATCTGGTCGTAGAAGCCCATCAGCCCACCGACGACGGCTTTCTGCTGCTGGTCCGCCTGCTTCGCCTTGAAGTCGGCCAGGGACGCCTCGTAGCCGGCCTGCTGGCGGGCGTTGGCGCCGGCGACGGCCCGGTCCTGCGCCTCCTGGATGGCGGGGACGCCCTGCGCCGCGGCGCGGTCCCAGTGCCCGGAGATGCCGGTCCCCAGAGCGCCCAGCCCAGCCCAGAGCGAGCCGAGCCGGGCTTGGCGGAGGTCATCGCCCTGGAGCTGCGACACGCCGGTCAACGGTGCCGGCCGCGAGGGCTCCGCGCCGGCCTTGTCCAGGAAGGCCGCCAGCTCTTCGGCGGTGAGCCGTTTCGGGGGCGGCTGCCGGAGGGGCGGCTGCTGGGCCAGCGGCGGAAGTCCCCCGCGCAGCGCCAGGGAGTCGAAGGTCCCCATCCCGGGATCGTCGGCCGGGTCCCCGTAGAGGCTGGCGGGATCGTCGTAGAAGCCGAACATCAGGCAGGCTCCCGTGATACGATGGCGGCATGAGACACGAATGGACGGATTCGGAAGGGCAGCAGCAGTTCGTCGAGCTGACCGGCCCGGGGTCGCTGTACACCACCTCGGATTGGCATGGGTGGGAGACGATGCAGGAATTCTTTCGCCTCGCCGAGCGGGTCCGGGAGCTGGAGGAGGAGCGCGCCTCGCTGGCCGACTTCCTCAACATCTGGGCGAGAGAACAGGCGGTCCGGCAAGTCGAAAACCTGGAGGACGGCCGAGACCTGCTGAAGCGCCTCGCTGATAGGATCTGGGGCGAGCTGAACATCCGCATCGCCGAGCTGGAGGAAGAGAACCGGCGGTTGCGGGAGGCGCAGGCTCGGAGAGATAGGCTGGACAATCCCCTCGCGAAGCTCGGACCGAGTTGGCCGTAACATCACCCGCCCCCGTACTGCGTCATGCTCCCAGCGCCGCCGGTGGTGACCGGGGTCTGCCGGTAGGCGCCCGCGAGCTGGCCGCCGATCGCCCCCGCCTGAAGCGCCGAGCCCCACGGCGAGCTGTACGGCGCCGGGGCGCCCTGGTTGATCCCCTGCTGGTGTTCGGTGCCGTACCCGCCGTAGAGCCCGCCCAGGATCGACGTGTAATCCGAGAGCCGGGTGAACGGGTCGTAGAACTGCTCTTTCTGCCAGCCTATTTGAGCATTTGTATTGTACCGGCTGGCGTTGGCGGCCATGGCCGCGGCTGCCCGCGAGTTCTGCGTCTGGTCGCTCCCGAGGGCGAGCTGGCCGGCGGCGGAAAGGTCCCCCCGGCGGCTGGCCGCCAGAGCGTCGATTCCGCCGAGCGCGGTCTTCTGGTCCCCGCTGAAGAGGTCCGCGAGGCTGCCAAGGTTGGTGGCCGTGCCGTACCGGCCTTCCTCTCCGAGCTGGAGGGCGCTCCCCAGGGCGCCGAGGTTCTGGGCGCGCTCCTGAGCGGCAAGGGCGCCGGCGGACGCCGCAGAGCCCGCAGAGGTGGCCCTGTCGCGCGCGGCGACATCGGCCATCCCCAAGTCATACTGCGTCCCCTCCTGAAGGGCATTCTGGTAGGCCCCGAACCGCGCCGCAGCCAATTGGTTGGCGAGCTGCTGGTCTCCCGAGGCCACAGCCTGCGCCTCCATCGAGTCGAAGCCGCTACCCCCGTAGAAGCCGCCGGCCACGCCAGCGCCCTTCAGGTTACGCAGGCTCTCGGCCCGCGAGGCGTTCACCTGGTCGGAAATCGCTTTCTGCATGTCCGCCCAGCCGGCGGGGTCCTTGCCGGCGACGAGCGCGCGCAGGGCCGCGTCGGTGCCGGTGGCCGAGGCGCCGTAGCCGCCGCCGCCGTACCCGCCCACCTGCTGGCCGGTGTTGGGGTTGATGTAGTAGGTGGCACCCCCGCCTCCGCCGTAGCCGCCCCCGCCGCTCTTCGAGCCGCCAGGCACCCCGAGGCCGCCCATGAGGTAGTCCTCGAAGGCGGACAGCCGCGGATCGGCGCCGACGTTCTGGGCCGCCGCGGTGGCCGGGTCGAGCAGCGGGTTGCTCGACTGTCCCTTGAGGAGGTTCGTGGTGTACTCCTCGGCCGTGCTGTTCATCCCCGCGTTCTGTCCCGGGAGCCCCTCCATTTGGCCGATGATGCCGGAGGTCGCCGCGCTCTGGCCACTCTTGCCCGCCACCGTGGACGGGAGGCCGGAGCCGCCGCCCGTGGCCACACCACCCCCGCCACCTCCTGGAGCCGGGTTACGCACCGCCACGAGCTGCCCCTTGGCGTTGTACCGCTGGCCGGCCGGCGGAGGCCTGCGCGCGCCACCCTGCGGCGCGCCGTTGGGGTTCCCGGCGACGGCCGGCCCGTTCTGGGTACCATAGAGCGCGTCATAGGCTGACTGCGCGCCCGCGTCCAGGTATGGCGAGGCCGGCCCATAGGGTGAGCGGGTGGTGGTCATGTCCACCTTCCCGCTGTTCTTTGCGGCATTGGCGTTCGCTTTGTTGGTCTGCTGCTGGGAGAGATACCCGATCGCAGCTGAGCCGACCACGCCGACAGCTATCCAACTGATGGCACACCTCCCACTTCCAGCAGCTTCGCGAGCTGTTGGCGGTAGAGCTCGCCGACCGTCTGCCCGCCGGTAAGCTCCTGCCGCACGATGAACCGCTCCTCCAGCACGCGGAGGTCGGTGCAGTTGTCGGGGTTGGGGTGGACGGTGGCAAACACGGTCTCTTCCAGTGCCAAAATGACGCGCTGCGTTCCTGCGAGGGTAACCCCTGAGTCGCCGCCACGCAAGTCCTTGACCTCGCCGGTGTCCAGGTTCTTGACCCGAATGTGGCCGCGGAGCACGAAGAACGGATGATCCGTCGCGTGCTTCATGGTGACGGTGAGCGAGCCGGCCGGGTTGGTGACCTGGCGGATGTAGAGCCCGGTGACGAAGGTGTGGACCTCCTGCGGGTCGTAGAGCCGGCCGCCCTCCAGGATCGCCCCGGGGTCGGTCAGCATCGTCCGCTCGAGGGACTCCGGGGTTTCACGTGGAACGGCGGCGGGATGTTGGACATCCGGCGGGACATGAACGCCGCCGGAATCCGCGTAAGGCTTTGCCGGCCAGGAGCTTGCGGTGGACATGAGCGGGGACATTTCGATCATGCCGATTCCTCCATGACCACCTGCGCGAGGAGGATGTCCAAGTCGTTGGCGTTGGCGTCGCCGCCCAAGCGGCCGATGCGAAACTCCGCCCCTCCGAAGGGCGAGGAGGGGAACATCGCGCCGCCCTTGACGGTGGCAAACGTCTCCGTGTTGGCGATGGTCGGCCCCGGGACGAGCATGTCGGTGGCGAAGACTGCCGCGGTGGAGGTCAACGCGCCCGCGCCGATCACCCACAGGACGAAGCGCACGGAGAAGGTGTTCACAGAGCCCACGGGCGAGGTGTACCAGAGCTTGAGCCGGGGGACCGTCCGGGGCCAGAGCTTCCGCGCCGAGACCGTCTTGTAGGCGGACGGATTGGTGCCCGCCGCCGTCGCCGGGAAACGCGCCGCGAAGATGTTGCCGTTCTTCGGGGTGGTGATCAGGCCGCCCTCGTAGATCATGAGGCCGGGGGCAAGGTCCACCGTGAAGTAAGTCTCGTCCACCGCCCGCACAAGAACCCGCTTCTCCTCCAGCGAGACGGCGTCGGCGCTGAGGTTGTCGCGGTCGGGCGTGCTGAGCTTGTAGGCTTTCATGGCGGCTCAGGTGAGGGGCGTCTGCGTTATAAAGCAGCCCTCGAAGTTGGCGAAATCCTCGGCGGCGCATTGGATGCTGATCCGGAAGAACCTCCCCGCGATCTGGAAGGGGTAGGCGCCGGTGATCGTGTCGCGGTCGGTGGAGACCCGCGTCTCCGTGTTCCAGGTGTTGTTGTGGGGGTCGAGCAGCGCTTCCACGGTGACGCTCTCGGTCAAGGCGGCGGCGCCAAGGCTCGTCTTCGAAAAGACGGGGAGGACGCCGAGGATTTGGCTCTGCCCTTGGCGCGGCATACCGTCGTCGAAGGTGGGCCGGAAGTTGAGAGAGAGGGCCGGGCTCCGGACGATGCCCGAAGACGAGAGCGGCGCGTAGTATGTGCGGACGCCGTCGTACAACATGCCGACGATGGAGCCGTATCCCGTGCCGCTGAAAGGGAGGTGGATCACTGAACCGACGTTGCCTTCAGAAAGAGTCCCACCGGAAACGTAGCCAACAGTGGCAATTCCCCACTTCTCGGCGACCGGGTTGTAAACAATGACGAAAGCATTTGCCGGATCTGTCCAGTTGCCGAGCGCCCACCCAATTAGCGGCCGCTCCGAAAACTCGAAAGCGTAAAGTTGAGTATCTTCTCGCGAGCCAACGGAAAAGACCGTTGCCTGCCCGTTCAAGACCCCGCCAAAAAGATACTGATCAACTCCAGCCGGAGACACTTTTTGAGGCTCCGACAGGCCGACAATTTTATAAAACCCGTCAGGGCCGAAGAAAAACGTTCCGTACCGTGTGACGATTACTGACGAGGGCGCCGCAGTTCCAATGTTGGTGCTCAACACATCGAAGCCGAAAATCTGGGGAGGTCCCGAATACTCCCCATAGTAGACACACCGCCTTTTGAAGGCTAGCAGATACTGCCCACCCACCAAGGCAGTGATTTGTCCAGGGATGGAAACGAGGCGCTTAGCGCCGGCAATGCTGGTTGAGGAGGAGCCGGCCGCAGCCGGATCAAAGTTGGTGGCGTCGTTGGCGTCGCTCCACGCGATTTCGTCTTGGAAGCGGCCTGCATTAGAAAGGTTCGCGACCACTTGGTGCTCGCGAACGGTGGCAAGATGGCGCGGTTTTGGGACGAAGGTGGACACTACTCCGTCGGCGAAACTGCCGGTGTTATCGGTGCGTCGCTGGAGAACGTCTACGCCGTTTGCCGCCCAAATGTCATTACCGACCGAGTCGAATTTCCAGCCGGCGGGGTGAGCAGTGTAGGCCGCCCCTCGGGAGAGGTTCACGAAAGTTCCGAACCCGTCCAGGGAGTAGAGCTTCGACGTGCTCCCGCAGAACATGGTGAGCGCATCCGGGGTGTAGGCCAGGCTCCCTATTCCCGTCATCCACTGATGGGCATGGCCGCCAGTCATCGGACCGTCGGCCACGCCAGCACCGACAACCTCAAAGCGCGGCCAGGGGCGATGATCGCCAAAGGCCGGGTATATGTTGGACGCAGTGCCCCATCCCTCCCCGAAGTAACTGCCGGAGGGCTGCCAGCCATCGAACGGGACAAAAGTCGTAGAAGGTGTCGGCACACTGTCACCCTTTTTTGCCGCCCCCGCATCTATACTGGAAGAAGATCCGGATTGACCGGCTCTTTTCCACCGAGGGGACCCATATGAGCAAAAGCGTATTCCTGATTTTCCTGCTGTTGTCTGCCGTTGCCGCGGCAGCCCAGACCGATCAGAACACCTGGGCAGTCACCGGACGCGTGGCTACCATCGCGGAGACCACGTACCCGGACGGAAATAAAATCACAGCGGTAACCTTGGGAAGCATTGTTCAGGAAAGCGACGGCGCATTCTCCCGCTACATCCCCTTCAACTGCTCGATCTATACCGACTGCCGAACCGTCATTCTCGGAAGCTGCACGAAGCAGACGATCACGGCAACGCTCTCGGGCCCCGAAGGCACCACCACCACCAAAACCACTTCCTGCCTGAACCAGCACTACGCCGACTGTTGGACCTTCTCCGGCTACCTCACGCCTGTCCTCTGGGCGACCAGTCAGACGCAAAGCTACGGCTGCAACTTCTGACGAAAAAGGCGGGCGCCCGGCGAGCGATCGACCGGGCGCCCGTACCACCGGGGAGATTGGGGCCGGTGAGGTCATCTGTGGAAAGCGAAGTAGATCCCGATGAGCGTGGCGAAAAGCCCGAGCCCGCCAACCAGGAGCTTCGTGGTGAGGGTCATTCCCTCCTCGCGGTTCTCGAAGCGCGCGATGCGCCGCTCGTTCGCCTCCACGCGCGCGGCCAGCCCGTCGATCAGGCTTTGGACCCACGGCTTGATATTGTTGTGCGCCTGTAGCTTCTGGTCCGCGAATTCCTCGGCCTTGAGGGCGAGCACCCGGTTCGCTTCGAGCGCAGCAGCTCCGCTCTTTTCCGTTGCCGCGAGCGCGACGGAGAGGGCTTCCTTCGTGGCTACCAGGGCGGCCGACGTCGCCCGGTCCTGCGACTCGAAGCGCTCCCGGTAGCGGGCATCCCGTTCCTTCAGGAGGCGCTCGAAATAGGCCTTCAGGCTGACACCGTTCATCGGCCATTACGTCCCCTGCGCCGCGTTGGCCGCCGCCAGGATCGCGGTGATCAGCGTCGGGTCGGGGGCGGTCGCCACCTGCTGCGAGAAAGTGCCGATGCCGTGCGAGGCGCCCAACGAGTCCTTGATCTCATAGATCGCAGTGAGCTGGAAGATCGTCGCGCCCGGGTTCAGCGCCACGAGGTGGATCTCCCGGACGTTCTCCTGGATGATGGGGACCTGGGTGTAGGTGATGACCTTGTTCGCCATGACTTTGACTCCTGAAGGCATTCCTAGACGTCGACCGTCCAGGTGCCCGCCGGCTTGTTCACCGCGACCCACTCGGTGGCGTTGATGGCGACGAGGGTAATCCCCGAGCCGATGACGGTGCTGCGGATGAACCCCGCGGCCGCGCTGACGCTCGCCTCGATGCGGATGGTGTCTCCCGTGTTGGCGACGATGCGGATGCCGTCCGCGTCCTGGCAGAAGAACTGGAATTCCATCCCGGCCGCCGCGCTGGGGAGGGTATGGTAGTTTTCGGCGGCGGCTCCCTCGTTGGTCAGCAGCTTCCGCGACTCGGTCGTCAGAAGGAGGTTCGGGGAGCCCACGCCGGCGGTGTTCGCCTCGACAGGCCGGGAGCAGTATCGGGCGCCGATCCCGGAGCTCCCGTTGGTGTCGCGCCAGGCACCCGCGCTGTCGCGCAGCATGGCGACATCACCGCTGGTAATGCCGCCAAGGCTGGTGACGTTTGCGCCGATCAGGCTGCCGTTCGAGGCGATGACGATCCCGCCGGCCGAGTCGTCCAGCTTGCTCTTGTAGCCCGAGCCGACGCAGGCGAAGAGGCTGGCAACGACCGGTGCATAGGCGCTGTCGTCGGCCGTCCGGACGCCGATCGCCCCGCTGTCGTTTTTGAGGGCCGGCTGAGCCGACGAGGTTCCGCCAAACTGCAACACCCCGGCATCGGACTCCAGGAGCGTGCCGTTCTGCACAAGCTTCCCTGTCGTGCCGCTGAACCGGACGAGCGCCTTGTCCGTTGCGCTACCGGGCCCCGCGGTGGCTCCCGAGTAGGTCTTGACCTGGGCCGGCGTGAGCGCCTTGCTGGCCCCCCCCTGCGCGCAGGGGATCAGCTCCGTCCCGTCAAGGGCCGTCGCCAGCGGTGCTGTGGTTGGTTTCAGGTCGGTCCCCATGGCTTACTCCGTGAGCCAGCGCCCGCCGTCTTCGGTGAGCCAGTAGCCGCCGTCCTCGGTCTGCCAGGCACCGGGCAGGGGAGGACCGGGGCTCCCTCCCCCCAGGGTGCCGCGCGGCAGCGAATTTCCCATGAGCAACGACATCAAGAAGGCCACGTCACACCCCTGGATCCGCGTACCAGCAGACCGCCACTTCGGCGGTGCCGAATAGGGAGAACGTCGCGAGGCTCTTGACGTTGAAGAACTCGCCGTACTGCGCGAAGACCGGGAAGCTCCCGGTGCCGTCCACCACCGTGCTTGACGGCGCCACCGCCGTGCCGGTGGCACAGGCGTAGACCGTCGCGGTGGGGAGGATGAGCGCCCACGCCGCGCCGACGGGCACGGTGACGGTCACAGCCGCGCCGATCAGGTGGATGTCGTATACCTGGGTGGGGAACCGCAGCTCGCGCCGCATCAACTCGACGGGGGCGCCTGGCATGGACACGGCTACGGGCATCGGTGGTCTCCTTAGACGGGCGCCCCAGGGAAGAGGGTGGTGATCCGCAGGCCGGCGTCGCCGATCTGCTGGTCGAAGGCGTTGGGGGTGCGCGGCGTAGCGTTGAGCTCCTGGCGCTTCGTGTAGGACGTGCGGAGCCGGTTGAGCGCGGTGGCCGCGAGCTGGCTATGGCTTGCCGCGAGGTCCGGGCGCTGGTCGGGGCTGGTGAGGAAGAAGTCGGCCCAGACGAGGTGCCGGTACGGCACCACCCCTTCCGTCAGCCAGGCGTTCGTCTGGGTGGTGCTGCTGGTGGTGAGGAGGGCCCCCGTCGCGGTGTCCTTCGTGGCATCCAGAATGCCGTCCCACTTCACCGGGTAGACGCCAACTGGCGCCGGGCCGAACTGGAGTTTCTCCTGCTGCCAGCAGACCCGCAGCGGGTAGGCGATGCTGGGCATCTCCTGAAGCTGGCGGATGCTGTTTATATCGGAGACCACCAGCGGCCGGGCGTAGTTTCCCAGGTCGTACCAGAGCCGGTCGAACCGCAGGAGAGACGGCGCCCCGCACTCGGTCGCGGTGTACGCCGCCTTACCGGCAACGGTGTTGAAGGTGCCGGTAATCTCCATGAAGGGGATCGTCTCGGGCTGGAGGTTGGCGAGCTCCCGGACCATCGCGGCGGCCATGAGGGTAGGCGTGCTGGGGTGGCTGTTCACCACCCCGGCAACGAGCTCCGCCAGAACCGACGCGAAGGTCCCCATCCGTCTAGATCCAGTGCGGGCGGATGCGCAGGACGCCCGAGACCGGCGTGGCCGCGGCGACGTTCACCTTGAAGATGAGGTGGCCGACGCCAGAGTCCGCGATCTCGAGAGGCCGCCTGGCGAGGTCGATCCAGGTGTCCGCGAGGGCGGCCGAGAAGAGACCGAGGACGGAGGAATCGTAGAGCACCACATCGGTGATCGTGGTGCCCACCGTGTAGCGCCAGACGATGTCCGCGTCCAGCGCCGGCGTGCCGGCGTCGAGGTCGTCGCTCTTCAGGTGGAAGCCGAGGAGCTTTGCCAGGCCGGTAGCCGGGAGCGGCATGAGGTACCGCTCGTTGAGGCCGTTGGTGACGGTGGTGGCAATCGTCGAGACGCAGGAGTCGCCCTTCAGGCCGCCGATCATTGTGGAGGCCGGAGGGATGAGAACAACGCCAGAGGAGGTGTAGAAGGGGCTCGTGTAGGTGGTGGCCATGGCGTCGTCTCCTTACACGATAGGCGTGCTGGCGGTAACGTAGTAGGAGACGGTCGCGGTCCCCATACGCTGGGGGCTCGGATCGGAAGTCGGGATGGTCGCTACGCCGCCCCAGTGGGTGTAGAACTTCCACCCGGTGGCCGTGTAGACATCGTGCTTGGTCGCTTTGATATGCGACCCGGTGGCGCCGCCGGTGCCGGCGTCGAAGCCCTCTCCCCACTTCAGGTGCATCCCCTTCGCGCCGATCAGCATCCCCCTGCGGACGTTGCCGATCTGCGTGCCGGAAGTGGTGGCGCCCGGCGTGGTTCCGGACTGCCCAAAAGGCGTGTAGTCGTCCACGATCACCAAGATCTGGCGGGTGGACTGGAAGCCCTGGTTCGCCTTCATGAAGCTGGCGACCTTGTCGATGGCCGCGCCGCCGTTGAGCTCGGAGAGAGTCAGGGAGGTGTAGCGGTTCGTCGAGGAGTGGCGGGTAAGCTGCTCGTTCCCCTCCGCATCGCAGACGAAGAGGAACCACTCGCCCCAGGTGGTCTTCGCCGGGACGAAGGGGCTGTTGACCCCGTTCGCGCGGCTCTGGAGCCTCGTGATCACCAGCTCCAGGTACTCGACTGTCAGGATGGAGTTGGCGTCGGCCGCCACCGCCGCGTCGGACGTCTTGCTGTTCGTCCAGAAGCGGTGGGCCGTGTCCATCTCCGTGACGTCGTTCCCACAGGGAGAGAGAGTCCAGCCGGCCGTGCCGCCCGCGTTGTACGCGGTAATGCCGGCCAAGTGGTAATACAGGGAGCGACAAATCAGCTCGGCGCTCTCCGCGCCGCAGTCGTGCAGCTCCTTCCGCTCCAGGGGGACGTTCGTGTAGGTCTGCCCGATCTCCGTATTGAGAAGGGAACAGCTCGCCAGCTCCATGGCCTGCATGTTCATGGTCTGGCTGTAGATCGGCCGGGGGCCGCTCTCATTGCCGAAAGCGGTTGCGCCCAGAGCCTTGGGGGCGAGCGCGGAGCCGCGGAAGCGGTCCCCGTACCAGAACTGGATCTGGGAGGCCCGCCCGATGTCCTTGGCGTCCTGCCGATCCTCGATGACGATGGGGCTGTTCTCGTCGGTCCCGTACAGGTGCGTCGCCACGCACATGGTCTCCGTGTACAGAGTGACGGAGGGGCCCCATCCCTTTTGGGCCAGATACGACCCGTTTTGGACCTGCTGAGGCAAGGTGGCCTCCTACGGTGGCGCGGATGCGCCGTCGATCCCCGATTCCAGGTATGCCGTCCTGGTACCTCGAAGATCGCCCGGTAGGAGGACTTCTGCGGCCCGCTGGGGAGGGGGCCGCCTCGGGCGGTTCGGTAAAAGGCTGAGGAGAGGGTATGCCTAATTGGCGCGGCGTGTCAACTGGCGAGAGGTGGCCGCCGCCCTCCCCAAGAGAGCGGCGGCCGGAGCGAGGAAAATCAGCGCAGGGGCCATAATACCACTACCCCGCAAATTGCTGCATGAGGATGGCGGCCTGCTGGCCGTTGCCGCCGGCCTCGCGGAGGGCCGCCTGCTGGATTCTGGCCCACCCGCCGGGCTGGAGGTGGACGCCCGCGGCGAAGAGCTGCGCGGCCTCGCTCTTCGGCTGGGACCCCCGAGCGGCCATCCGGGGAGCGGCGCTGCCGGCGGGAGCAGTGCGGCGCCGGACGGCCTCCTGCCGCTGGATCTCGGCCTGCTGGGGGTTGACCGCCGGCTGCGGCTGGTACGCGGGCTGCTGCTGGGGGTAGCTGGCGGCGCCATCGGCGGAGACCGGGACCCACGGCGATTCGAGAATGCCGGCGTCCGCAAGCTGCTGCGTCACCCGCATCACCAGCGAGGAATTGAAGGCGTCGATCGCCGCCACCGGGTTACGCCCCTGCCGCGCCTCCCCCTTCGCGATCAGGTTGTAGAGGCTGTTCGCGAGGTGGGCGGCGTCCTCTGGGGAATGCCCCATCGACTGGAAGGCTGGTGTAACGATGCCGTCGCGCACGGTGTGGAACCTGTCCTCGTGGCCGTAGCTGATATCCGGCGCCTGGCTCTCGTACTCGAAGGCCGCGCCCTGGAGCCACTCGGCCTCCTCGCGCGACTGCGCCGCGGCCAGCTCCTCGCGCTGGCGGCTCTCCTCCTGCTGCTGGAGGAGCTGCTGCTGCTGCTGGAAGCCCTCGATCACCGGCTTGAGCTGCTCCTGGTGGCCCTTCGCGATCTGGGCGCGGAGCCACGCCCCGAACTCCGGCGAGAGCGGGTCCGGGATCGCCTCCTCTTGCTGCTGACCGCCGCCCTGGCGCTGGAGGGCCTCGATCGCCGCCCGCAAGAGGTCGTTGTTCTTGGTGGTGCTCTCCTCGAGACGGGTGCGGAGATCCTGGAGCTCGCGGTGGTACCGGCCGCTGATCCGCCGTTGGGCGGCGCTCTGCTTCTGGTAGGCCGCGTTGCGGTCGTTCCACGAGGGGCCCTGTGGTGCGGCTTCCGGCTCGCCCTCGGGCTCCTGCGTGGCCGGCACCGGCGCGTCGAGCGTGCGGATGGTGTCCGGGCCCGGCGCGGGGACGGACGGGGTGCTGTCGAAACTGTCGGCGGTGGTGAATGGCTCGCTCATACGGTCCAGCCTTTCTGTCCCTCGATCATGTCGAGGAGCGTCCAGATCACCACGGCTTCATTTGACGAGACGGCGCGGTGCCGGGGCGAATAGAAGACGCGAAGCTCTTTCAGCTCGTCGTCGGAGAACGGCTCGCGCCGGGGCGAATCCTTTTTCGCGGCGGCCCATGCGGTATCAGCAGCGGGTACGCTCATTGGATCGGTCCTCCAGGTGGCAGCCCCGGCGAAAGGCCGGGCGCGACCGGGGGCGGCATCAGCGGCGAGGCCACGTCCCCGGGTGAGACTTGAATTCCGGCCTGGGCGAGCATCTGAAGCTTCGCCTCCGGCCCGACGTCCTTGAAATTGATCGACTCGGTGGGCGGCTTTGCCCCCTGGACGCCCTGCTGCTGACCCTGGCCCGACTGCGCGCCCCCGCCGCCACCCATCGCCTGCATCGCCTGCTGGAGGAGCTCCTGGGCCTTCGCGGGGTCGCTCTGGGCGGTCTGCTGGAGGAAGCCGAGCCATCCCTGCTCGGTGGCCGCCTGCTGCTGCTGCTGCTCTTGCTCCTCCTGCTGCTTCAGGTAGCTCTCCAGCTCCTCGGCGGCCTCGGCGTAGATGGTGCCCGGCGCCCAGCTCGCCTTGAGCATGGCGGGGATCAGGATCTTGCCGGCGCCCGGCGGGAGCACCTTGAGGATGTCGTCGAAGAAGCCGTGCTGGGTGGTGAGCATCGCCGTCGCCATCCGCTCGCTCGCGGCGCTCGGCCGGAGGGCGAAGGAGACGTCATTGTCGAGTACCTCGGGAACGTTCTTCTTCAGGTAGGACCCCATCGTGACGTTCACCCGCTGGCCGCTGGCGTCGAGCACGGGCTGGCCCTGCTCGTCGGTCTCCGGGATCGGCTGAAGCTGGCCCTGCTCGTCGCGTTGGCCGGTGAGCCCCTCGCGGAGCTTCTGGCGGCCCAGCAGGCGATCGATGTCCACCGCGTCGAGCCCCTCCGGCCCGAGCATGAGCCGGAGCTGCGTCACCGCGCCCTTGTGGGTCCAGTCGGTGAACGCCGTCGAGAGCCGCGTCTGCATGGTGATCGCGTTGTCGGCCTGGGTGGCGAGGAACTTGGCCGAGCGGTCTCCGTCGAAAGTGCCCCGGTTGAGATCCGAGACGCCGAGCGCGTAGGCCGGCAGATCCTTCGCGAAGAAGGTGAAGAGCCCCTGCATGTTCCCGACGTGCGGGCTCGGCGGTAGCTGGTTCGGGTGGATCTTGTCGTAGGCCCCCGGCGGGTTGGTCCCCCAGGCGCCCGGGACCGCCTGCGCGTCGATCCACGCCTTTTTCGCCTGCGGGCTGTCGAAGGCGTCCTCGTCGATCGACCCCCCCGAGCGGTTGCGGCGGGCCTCCTGCTCGATCTCCACCCGGATCGCCACGCTGGTGAGCCGCTGGATGCCCAGCAGGACCCGCCCGAAGGCAAAATACCGGGTGCGCATCGTCTCGCCGTCCAGGTACCGCTCGGGGTATCCCGTCATGCACTTGATGAGCGGCTGATTCCCGGGGATCGGCGCGGCCGGCGTGAGCACCAACGGCTCGCCGGAGCCCGACTCGGCCAGGATCATCGCCCGGTACCAGGTCCCTTGCGCGTAGGTCCGCACCGCCGGCCGCTGGAAGAGCTGGCCCTGCGCGGCGGCTTCCGTCTCCCGCTGTTCCATCTGGGCGTCATACTGTTCCTGTCGGACCTCTACCTCGCCCTCCTGCTCGTCTGTCCAGGCGATGAGGTTCTCCCATTCGAGGAACTGGAAGTCGTCCACGGCAACCTGCCGCAGCCGCCGCGAGCTCGTCCCGCTGGTGGTTTTGCCGTCCGCCGAGCTCACCTGCACGGTGACGTTCTTCCCGCCCAGGGACCGTGCGCCGTCGCCCGGCGCCGAGCTGAGCCCCCCCGAGCCGCCTGAGCTGTCCAGCGCCCGGATGATGTCCGCGTGGTCGGGGTAGCGAGCGGCGGCCTCGGAAATGGAGTAGCGGTGCCGGCGGATGAACTCCTCGGCGTCGCGCAGGTTGGCCTCGTTCCCGCTGGTGTCCCACCAGATATCCGAGATGGGGATGTAGCGGTCGAACGGGCGGAACGGCGGCCGGCAGTCGGTGTCCAGCCCGTCCTCTCCGAACGCGTAACCGGAAAGGATCAGGTCGTGCAGAGCCTCGGCGTCGACGCCGTCGCTGCGCGCCCACCGGCGGGCCGCCTGGGACAGCTCCGTGAGCATCTCGCCCACCACCTCGTCCTCGGCGCTCTGGTCGAAGCCGGGGAAGGACGGGTCGCGGCGGCTCTGAATGAACTGGCCCCACAGTACGTTCGTATTCGAGAGCAGCATGCCCACCTCTGGCGGCTTGCTCCCCCAGACCTTCGAGAGGTCCGCGAAGTCCTTCCCCCGGATGCTGTCGAGCCCGTAGGCGGCGTTCAGCTCGGCTGCCTCTTCCACGAGCCGCTTGTGCTCGGGCTCGGCGTCGGACTTCGCCCGGCGGTAGCGGCGGAGGACTTCTTCGCCGGTGAGGCTCATGCTCGGCGTCCGTAGTAGGCGCAACCCGGCTGGTGTCCGTAGGCGGGCTCGTAACAGGTGCATTCCGGGTCGCCAACCAGCGGGCCGCCGGTGCAATCGCAGCGCGACGCGGCCTCCCGGCAGGCCCGGCACCGTTCCTCTCGGCGCCGGCGGAGGAAATTGAGCAGCGCGGCCAGCCTGTGCGCGATGAACATCCGCGTTCGGGGCAAGAGCCGGTAGCGCAGTTTCACGAGAGCCCTCCCTGTGTTATAATGGCGGCATGAGCACCTTCACCGACTCCATGGAGCGTTTCGTCTCCGCGTGGTGCGCGGGAGAGGAGGAGGCCCGCAGGAAGATGCGGGCGCTCCAGCGCCTTGAATCGGAGATCAGGTGGTGCAAAGGGGAGATCCGCAAGGAGGAGATCCGGGCGAGACGCCAGCCGCGAGCTGCGCGGCGCGTGGCGGACCTTCTTCACCAGATCAGGCAGCGCGAGATCGAGATCGCCTTCCTGGGTTAGACTCACATCGACATCCACGTCCGCCCCTCCAACCCCGTCTCCAGGGGAATCTCGCCTCCGGGGATGCCCCAGGGGTTGCGCGTGGTAGGGCGGACCATCTCATGCCCGCCGATCGTGTAGACGACGCCCTTCTTCGGCCGCCGCATGGCCTCCTGCATCTTCTTCAGACCGAGTTGGGCTTCGGTGTCGAGCATGTCGTCATGGGGGGGGAGGTCCCCGAGGCGTTTCCGGAGGTATTCGTCCTCCTCGAATTGCTTCCGGGTGTCCCGTTTGTCCTCGCCGAGCAGTCCTTTGAACGAGCCGTGCCCGAAGCCGGCCGCCGGGTACGCCGCGTGCCCCTGCTGGTAGTGCGAGTCCATGTCCTCGATCAGCGAGAGCTTTGTGCTCTCGCGGCTCCGGTGGACGGATGGCCAGGGCTTCACGTCGGGGATCTTGCTGCCGGTGAAGCGCACGCCACGGAGACGGATCATTTCCTTGAAGATCCCGACCCAATCCGTATTCCCTTGATCGTCAAACCAGATCGTTAGCTTCGGGTCGATCCGCATCCACTTTTCCGCGAGCCCAACACCGCGCGGGCAGTAATACCGCTCGATCCATCCCGAGGTGGCGTCCCCCTCGTCTCGCCCGAGGAGGATCTGCATGATCGCCGACACGCCGACGCGCTCGCGGATCAGGTCCAGGTTTGCCCAGCGGTCGTGCGCTGTCCAGGTAATGACCCGGATCACGGCGAAGTCGCTGTGCTTCGTTCCTTTCGCGCCGTCCACGATGAAGTTGATAAATGGGGACGCCTTCGCGATCGCCTCCGGCGTCTCGCTGTAGTTGACAAGCCAGGAACGATCAAACTGCACCGACTGATCGTTGTCGAATCGGAATTCCATCTGCCGGCTGTAAAGCGCATCGTCCTTCGTGTCGCGCCGCACTCGCTCAAAGAATGCCTTAGTGTGGAGGTTCGGCGTACCGGACGGAACGAAGTCGCCGCCCTCCATGGCTCGCTGGCAGACGACTTTCGCGAAACCTGCGTCGCGCGCCCGAGACATCAGCGGCCCGCTCTCGTCCCACGGGGTATTGCAGACCGTGAAAGTCGAGCCCGGGTGCTGCATCAGGGCGATTTTCGAGATATTCGCGGTAACTGTCGCGATCAGCGCCGGGTTGTTGTAGGTCTTGTCGCTCTCGACGTCGTCCAGGGCGAAGCGCTTGGGGTGAAGCGAGACGGTGGATGTCGCAATCGAGAGGATGGTCACCGACTGATCACGGGGCCCGGGTGGACGATCGACGGTAAAGCCGAGCTGCCGGCCTTCCCGGAGGTTGCGGAACTGCGGCCAGTGGTCGCGGAGCTTGTCCGTCTGGAGTTGGTGAATCAGGCCACGGCCCATGCCGGCGCCGATGTCCTCCGCCTTGTGGGTCCACAGGCCGATGGTGTCCGTGGGGTCACGCGCGAGGAGCCACAGGAAGGAGTCGAGCAAGAGGGTTGTTTTAAAACCTTTCCGGTGGATCTCGAACCACACCCAACCGTCCGGCGGCTCGACGTACTGCTCTTGAAACTGGCGGCACAGCCAGAAAAGAAACGGGTGGTCTATCCACAGCTCACCGAGAAGCGGGTGCCCCTTCTCTTCGTTGACGTAGGTCTCGAACGGGGTGAACCGGCGGCAGAACCACCAGAAGTCGTCTTCCGCCGTCGCCCGGTCCATCAGCATCCCCTCCTCCACCAAACGCTCTTTCCGCTGGCGGAGGTTGGATTCGATGTCCCGCAGCCGCTTAACATAACGCGGATGGTCGGGGCGGTCGGGGAGCTCGCGGAAGTCCATGGGCGCTTACCGGGAGAGGAAGTGCGCGAGTGCGCCGGAGGCGAGGGCTGAGAAGAGCACTCCGAGGCCGACGTACCAGGCGCGTGTCCAGCTCGTGCGATTCACCAGCCCCTCCGGTGCGCCGCCACGCGGGAGGCGTGGTGCTTTTCGAGGACGAGCCGGCCGTTGTCGTCGCGGCTGCCACCCCCCCCGCGACCGCCCCGGATCGCCCGCATCTCCTTCAGGGCATTCGTGGGCGAGCCCCGGCCGTCGAGCGCCTTGTTCGCTGCGGAGTCGAGCAGCCCGAGCTCAAGGCGCTGCTGCCACTTCCGATAGCGCTCCTCGAATTCCTCGTACTCGTCGAGTGCTACCGCCAGCTCGATCCGGATGTCGTGCCGCCCCTCAACTTCCCGGATGGCCCCGAGGTGGTCGGGCTTCGCCTGCACCTCCAGGAGCGAGATGAGCTCCTCCAGGTAATCGGGGAGCGGCTTGGGCTTGCGCGCGCGCGGCATCAGTAGCTCGCCATGTTGTTCCGCGGGCGCGGGCCGGTCGGGCTGAGACCGCCACCGCCGATCCCTGGCCGAACCTGCGGCGTGCCGGGCGTCGGCAAAGGGAGAGGCTTCGTCGGAAGTCCGGGCCGCGGCGGGAACTTGCCCGCGGGGCCGGGGAGTGACATGAGCGGGTCGCCGGTGGCGCCCATGGTGCCCGGCGCCGCGGTGAAGCCGGGGAGGGGACCGCCAGGCGCACCGCCGTGCTGCTGGGCCTGGTCTACCGTGTCGCCGACGCCCTGCATGGCGCCGGAGCCGAACGTTGGCGCATGCCCCTGAACGTCTACGGTTGTGGCGGGGCCGCCCGTCGGCGGTCCACCGGGGAAGCTGATCGGGTTGCCATCCATCATGAGGTTCCCGGTGTCCATGCGGCCAGGCATCGGCATGAAGCCCGGGAGGGCCATAGGCTTCACCTGCGGCTGGAGGCCGGCCGCAGCCGCTCGATTGGCCGCTGCGCTTCCCTGGCCGCCGATGCCGGCTTGCTGGAGGGCCTGCCAGGCGGGCGGCTTCTGGGCGGGGTCCATGGTGGGCGGTGTGGGATTCGTCCCGCCGCCGGCCGTGTTCGGTCCCTGAGCGCCGAGGCGCCGCTGGGCCGCCGCGCCGAGCTGCTGGGTGCGCCCGTTGGCGCCCTGAATGGTGCCGTCCCGCGCGCCCTGGAGGTTTTGCTGAAACTGGCCGTCGGGCCGCTTTTGCTTTTGCGCGTTGGCGTTGGCGACGGCGCCACCTACTACACCGCTGAAGTCTGCCATGGCGCGCTCCTTACTTGGAAGCGATCACGGAACCGGCGCCGTCTTTACCGGCTGCCGGGATGTCCATCTTCGGCGGGGGAACCTCGCCCTTGCTCATGCTCTGGGTCTTGCCGACCTGATCGGGCCCTGCGTTTTTCACGGGAGTCTCCTTTCGTTCTGCATTGAATCCGCGGTAGATCGCCGTCCAGACGAAGCGCGGAGTGTTGGGAGGAAGGCGGAGGACGAGCGTCCAGTTGAGCGCCCCGCCGGTCGCCTGGAGGATCAGGTAGCGGCGGTGCTCGCCGAAGTTGGGGGCGTCTGCCCAATAGTCGGGGATGTCCCAGGTCCAGCGGTGGCGGATGAAGTCCTGGTGGGGCTCGCGGATCTCGATCGCCCGGAAGGCGTGCTCCAGCTCGGGGTGAGAGTCGGCGCCGGGAGCCCCGCGCCAGATCTCGACGAGCCCGCTCCAGAGCGGTCCTTCGTCGTCTCCGGCCGCATGGACGAGCCGGACGTCTTTCCCTTCCAGGTAGACGTGCCAATTGGAGGACACGCCAAGAGGGTAGCGCCAATTTGGCGTAGGCGTCAAGCGGCGGGATCAGCGGCCGAGGATCTCGCCCCAGATCAGGCCGCGCAGGAAGCCGTCGCTTCGCTGCCGCCCCGCCTCACGAATGGAGGCAGCCTTCTCCCGTTCGACGGCGAGAAGCTCGCGGTGCTGGCGCTCCGCTCTGGCGATGTCCTCGCGCCGTTCTTTCAGCCGGCGGCGCTCTGCCAGGAAGCGCGCGCGCTCCTCGGGCTGCATGGCGGGAAGCAGGTGCTCGTCTTCCCAGGCCTCTTGCTCTCGTTCCGCCGTGATCCTCGCCAGGTCTGCGCGGGCTCTCTCGCGGGCGATTAGCGCCTCGCCGGCAGCGGCCGCTACGGCGATTCCTACCTCGAACATCGGCTAGCCCTCCACGAAAACTCGCTGGTCCAGTAGCGCCGCCGCGTCTTCCAGGGCTTGCGCGGCCCGTAGGTACTCGGCGCGGAGATCCTCGCGGCTCTTCACCTTCGAGGCCTTGATCTTGAGCCCGGCCGCGCGCCGGCGGAGCCCCTTCGCCTCGTCCGAGACGATCGACGCCGCCCCCGAGGCCTTGATCGGGTTGCCGCTGTCGTTGCGGGCGACGCCTCGATAGCCTACCCAGGGCATCAGGGCTCCTCCACGATGAGCCGGGGAGCGATAAAGGCGCGGACGATCTCGCGCAAGTCGGAGATATGTTCCTTCTGGGCGGCATCCTGGCCGGTGCTGGACACGCCGGCGGATGGCCGGAGCCCCATTTCCCAAAGCTGATCCAAAAGGTGTTGTGCTTCCTCGACGTCGATCCGAACGGTGGGCTCTGACCGGAAACCAGCCGGCTCTCTCTCCTCGAATCGGACCGGCGGCGCGGCCCTGAACCGCCCGTGGTCCACCCGGTGGTCGGGTGTCGTCTCGGTGACGAGGAGGTGGACCTCGCGGTAGATCCGTTGGGCGTAAATCTTCATGACGGCCTCACCAGCCCGAGGGGCGGCAGCACCAGCAGCGGCGGCTCGTCCATCGCGTCGACCGCCTGCCGGTCGATGACGAGGAGGATGTAGGCGTGCTGCTCGCCGGGGGGCCCGTTAAGGTTGGCGCACACCTCCTCGGGCGCTTCGACGAGCAGGGTGCCGATCGCCTCCCCGGCGTCGAGCACGCTCCCGGCAAAGTTGATGATTTGGACCTCCGGCCCGTGCGCCAGCGCGTAGTTGAGCAGCGCCAGCGGGTCGCTCGACGGCGGGGGCTTCTCGCCGGGGCGGACCTCGAAGGGGGCACGGCCGCGCATCAGAACTCCGCGTCCAGCTCGATCGCGCCGTGCTTCTCAACCAGGTCGGCGAGATCGGTCCAGTAGGCCGCCAGGAACTCGTCTCCGATCGCGAGCGCCCGGAGCATGGGAACGGAGGACTCGTCCAGGAGGGGATGAGCGCCGAAGATCCGTCGCGTTTTCTCCCAAGCCGTTGAGCCGCTGCCCTTCACGGCTCGCCGCGTCTTCACGGGCTGGTAGACGACGGACGCGCTCACGCCCCACCTCGCAGCCGCGCTGCCAGCTCGTCCACCTCGGCCACCGCAAGCTCGCTCGCCCGCTGGGGTGGGTGCCCTGCGCCACGGAGAGCCGCGTAGACCGTGTAGATCCGATCCTCGCGCGTCTCGGAGAGGAATCGGCCCGCCGGCGGGGGAAGGTCCGCCGGGTTGGCCTGCCAGGCGCGCAGGCGCACGAGGCTGCTCTCCCCGAAGTGGGGGATCGCCAGCAGCTCCTCGTCCGGCCGGGACGCCGCGTCCTCCAGCGTGAAGATGCTCGCCTGCTTCAGCGCCCAACGCGCCCGGGGCGACATGCTCCCGAGGCGGTCCACGGGGGTTCCATCGCGGAATTCCGCCTGAATCCGCACGGTTCCGCCGGGAGCCGCGTCCGCGGGCAGGACGGCGGCGACCCCCTCCTGCGCGGCCTCGGGGAGGTCGACCGTTTCCAAAATCATCTTGTCCAGCTCGGTCATCAGCGATCCTCCAGGAGGGCGGCGAGCTCACGAAGAGCGCGGAAAGCTCGCCACTCGCATTCGTATTCCGGGTCGTCGAAGGCGTTCTGCGCCTTGACCGCCAGATCCTCGTGTCTCTGGCCCTCGTCGAGCGCCAACTGCCGGATGCGGGCTCGCTCGGCCGTCGCGCCCTCTGCCATAATGCGCTCGCGGGCCTGATAGGCCTGGGTGGCCGGGAGGGGCTGTTTCTCCGCCAGGACGATCGTGATGTCTTCCATGCCGCCATCGTAGCACCGCCACGATGTACAATGCAACCCCAGGAGGATCACCACCATGGCGAAGAACTGGATCGCAGGCGCCACGAAGAACAAGGGCGCGCTCCACCGGCAGCTCGGCGTCCCTGAGAGCGAGACCATCCCCCAGGCGAAGCTCGACCAGGCCGCTCAGGCCGGCGGGAAGCTCGGCGCCCGCGCGCGGCTGGCGGAGACGCTGAAGGGGTTCCGACCGAAGGGAAGGTGAGGAGCGGGCACACCCCTCTCCCCGCCGTAGACCCTCAAGAGCCGCCAGTGCCTTATGTCGGTGACCTACGGCGCGGACCAGGACGCGGGGGTGACCGCCGGATCGACTACCGGCTCGTTGCCTGGATTTCGCGCACCGACGACTCGTGACCGGCCGCCGCTCGCCGGTTCGTCCTGCCGTAGCTCTGATGGGGGTTGCACCCGGGGAGAGCTTTCGTTATCATGACCTCGGCTTACCGTCCATTCTGGGCCGCCCGGGTCTCGTCCGGCGGCCCTTCCTTTTTTCTGGAGCAGAATTCTCCGCCGTCCCGCCCCCCGGGGTCAACCTGTACGATTTTTTATACAGTTGCGGCGCCCGAAGTGGCGGTCTATGATTAGGCCATGAATAAGCCAATTGGTTCCACGAAGAAGACCTCCATCGTTCGGGTCATGGCCGAGGACGAAGAGCGGCGAGCCTGGGAAGTCGCGGCGGCGGCCGAGGGGCGGAGCCTGTCGAGCTGGGTGCGGAAGGCGTGCGCGGACGCGCTGAAGGCGGGTGCATGATGGGCTCCTTCAAGCTAACCGAGCAGCGGGTGCGCCGGCTGGAGCTCGCCGGAATGGACTCCGTCCGTGATCTCTGGAAGGTGCTCGACGCGCTCGACCTGAAGGGGAGCCTGGAAATCGAGTGGGACTGGGGGAAGACGGAAAAGCCTGAGAAGCCGGAGAAGCCGGCGGACGAGCTCTCGAAGGGAGGCCGGTGATGCCGGAGAAAGGCGACGGGTTCGATTTCCATGAACTCATGGAACGCGTGGCCGACGAGTGGGCCTCTCGCAGCCTCCTTGTTCCGGGAATGGTGCCGACCACGGCCAAGCTTCTGGGGCTGCCGGAAACCACGAAGCGGGAGGACATTGTTGCGACTCTGCGGAGAATGGGGGCCCAGCCATGAGTTGCCCCGGTCCCTGCGTCGTGTGCGGAGACACCAACTACCCCTTGAGCTGCGGCGGCCCCGGCATCTGCCCGAGCTGCGACTGCGGGATCGACCCGGAGGTAGCGAGACTCCGGAAAGAAGTCCGCCGCCTGACGGTCGAGCTGAAGCTGGCAAAGGGCGAGCTTCTCACGATGGAGGATCTCCTGCCATGATCGCTACTCAGCACGCCGTCGAGAAGTACTCCGCCGGCCGCGACTACGGCAAGCGGGAGGTCCCGCACTTCGCTCTCCACGGCGCGGTGGTCAAGCCGTGCAACCGCTGCGGCCGGGTGAAGCCGATCGAGGAATTCGGCAAACACAACCTCACCTGGGACGGCCGGCAGAATGCGTGTCTGGCCTGCACTGGGCCGGAAGGGCTGGGGCCCACCGCGGCGACAGAGCGCCAGCCGATCGCCAGCCCACTCCCACCGCTTCGTCCGCATCGGAGCGCCGAGGCCTACCGGGAAAGCAACAGGCGGGGAGTTGCGCTGGCGCACGCGGCCAGGGCGAAGAAGGCGGCGTCCCAACGGAAGCCCGATCCGCCAGCGCCGAAGCCGGCCAGCTCGATTCCCGACGCGCCGCCGCCGGGCCCGGGGCGGGTGCTGGCCGACCCTTGGACGAAAGGAGGTGCGCGGTGATCGAGCCCACGGATCTCGACTGGCTGGCCCTCTGCCTCTGTACCGAGAGCAACCGGCCCGAGGAGTGGCCGGCGATCGCGCAGGTGATCGAAAACCGGCTCTCCAGCGGCAGGTGGGGAAACACGTACAAGAGCGTGATTCTTGCTCCGCAGCAGTTCTCCGCGTTCAACGATTTCACGAAGAAACGAGGGCTCTCCAACACGTTCGCTCTGGCTAGCCGCCGGGAAGTGCCGCTGCTGCTCATGTGGGCCGCGGCCTTCGTGGGGAATGCCGCGCCGGGTGATTACTGGACCTCAGCAATTACCCGAGAAACGCTCCACTACTACAGCCCCGTGAGCATGAAGCCGCCGGGTAGCAAACCGCCATGGGCCGCGCAGGCGAAGCGGCTCTATACGCCGTCGGGGATCGCTGCGGACAGGTTTGTTTTCGCGGAAGGAGTGCCCTGATGGGGATGCTTTACGAGTATCTGGCCTGGGACGACGTCGAGCTGGAAGGTGAGCTGACGCCCGAGAAGCTGGCGCTGATTGAAGAACGCTGGCGCCGCTACGGCAGCGTGACGCCCTTGCTCGCGAAGGTGAAAGCCAACGCGAAGAAACCGGCAGCACACATCAGCCGGCCGATCTCGGCGACCTTAGGGTTAGTGGCGAGGGCGTAGATCAGTACGCCGACGACGACCAGGAGCACGGGGATCAGCATGGTAGCCATGGCGAAGGGTGATGCAAGAGGCGGGCCGAGCGGCGCCCGCCTCGCGGAGTTAGCTGCCGGTGTTCTTCGTGGTCGTTGGCGCCTGGGCGAGGGCGGCCTTCATCTTCTCAGTGTCAGCGACCTGCTGGTCGATGACCTTCTGGACCTCGGAAAGCTCGTCGGGACTGGCGCCCTTCGCGAGGGCGTCCTCAACGGCCGCCTTGAGGTCGGCCTGGTCGGAGGTGATCTTTTCGAGGACGAGCGAGACCTCCTCGGACTCGGCGATGTTGGCGGCCTTGAGAGCTTTGACGGCGTCGGATAGGACGCTCATGAGGGACCTCTCTTTCTCTTGGTTGGCGATGATGGTCTCCAGGAGGGAGAACAGCCGGGAGATGGAGTAGCGGGCCATGGGAAAACTCTACCACGGAAGTGGTGCCTCCCGCCGGTGGCACCCCGCCTCCGTTCGGTGGCAGTTGACGACCGGGCAGATCGGCGGGAAGATGTCTCGGTGACCTGCGAGCTTCGCGCCCGACGGCTACCATGCCGACCCGATCTACGTGTTGAGCGCGCGGCGTAGGACGCAAACATCGTCCGCCGGGGACCCCGCCCGCCGCGGCGCCCCGGGGACACCGTGGGAAAGCCCGGGCTCTTCCAGTGAACGGGGGACGACAGGGCCAAAGGACGAGGCGGGCAAGCTTCTCTCTCGACGCATCGGCAGCGAGTGGAGCAGATCCGGCACAAACCGCTTGTGCCCGGACCTTATCCCCCGAGGGCAGCGGTGGTCTCGAGGTCTCCTGCCGAGTCGCCGGGAGAGAAGCGGGTCGGTGCGTTGATGCATCGGCAGGAATCGGTAACCCCAGCGGAAGGAAGCGCAACCTGTCCAGCTGGGCGCCGAGGATCTGGCGCGGAAAGACCCGGGACGCCGGGGAGAAGCGTGGTCCACCCTGTCGATACTCCAGCGCACCGGCTCAAGGCTCGGGGCGTTGCCAGGTGGGTGCTGGACGGCGTCCCCTGCATGCAGGTCTTCGAGGTGTGATCTGGACCCCTACTCCGGCGCCGGATCGCCCACCACCCTCGGAGGTCTGCCTGGAGGGGACGACCTTCCCCCGAGCGCGGCGAGGGGCAGGCGGGGCACCGCCGGCCGGGAGCGCCGTCCCACCAAACTGCACCCGGCATGTCCCCCTACTTCGACGCATCGGCAGGAAGGCGACCACGCGGGCCTCGAGGCCCGTCCACCTGGTGAACTCCAGGTTCAAGCGGCCTTCCTGCCGAGCCGTGGGGGTAGGGGGCTTCCTGCGCCCGGGGAATCGCCCTTTGCACCTCGCACCCCTGCCCACCACCCGGCAGCAGCACCACCTACTTAAGTCACAGCTTGAGCGCGCGCAGCTCCACGCGCTTCACGAACGGACTCTGTCCGCGCCGGAAGGCCCGCCACCGGCAGGCTACCCCCCCCCCCATCGCTCGACCCCATCCCCTGGCACCCCATCCCACGCCGGGGCGACCAGCCCTACGGTGTACGATCTGCTTGCCTCGCGCCTGCAAGTTGTACAACCTGCACACCCTTTTGCCTTAACATATTGTTCCTAAGCGGCACTCGTGCTTTTTGGTAATGCTTCGGTGTAAATCAAGGCTGTCGCGAATCGGCATGCCGGAGACGGATGACGCGACCGAGTTGTCGCCTGTCACCCCGAGAGGACGACGGCCAGCGTAGCGCCACAAGCGACAGGCGCAGCACAACAGGCCTCAACCCGCGCTGTCCTCTTCAGGTGGCGGAGTTGGTCGAGCGGGTGCTTTGGTCGGTGTTGCTGTTGACGCCTCCCGGGCTCATCTGGTGTATACTAGGTGTATGTCTACGTGGCGAGACGTTCCCGAGAGCTATCTCCAGGTGTCAGACGAGGGCGAAGTGCGGAGCTCGGCGCGCCGAGGGGAGCTTTTTGAGGTAACTGCGCAGCGCTCGGAGCGGGCCTGGCGGGCGGTGAAGCCATGGCCGAACACGCACGGATACCTAATGGTGGGCTGGTACTGGCAGGGCAAGAGGCGGGCGTCGCTCGTCCACCGGCTGGTGCTGCTGGCCTTCCACGGCGAGCCGCCACCGGGGTACGAGGCCCGCCACGTCAACGGCGTGCTGACCAACAACCGCGCCGACAATCTCGCGTGGGGGCCCAGAGCGGTCAACCTGGAGGATCAGCGCCGGCACGGCACCTGCGTCTGGAAGCTCGACCTCACCAAGGCCCGGGAGATCCGCGCGAAGCGAGCCGAGGGCGGCCGGACGGGCGAGCTCGCGAGGGAGTATGGTGTCAGCCGGCGCACTATTCTGGCGGTGCTGGAATGCCGGACCTACAAGGAGGTAAGAGGCATGAGCGAATTCCCGATCCACAAAAAGCCCGACTACTTCCCGGACGAAGTGAAGGGCGAACCGGGCCCGATTCCGGACAGCGAAGACGCCCTCCGCTATGCCTTTGCGCCGCTGGAACGAGTCTCCCTGGAGGAGGCGCAGCGCCGTTATCCGCCGCGCGACGCTCCAGCCAAGCCCTGAAGCGGCGAGCGACGAGACGACATTTAAGCCAGCTCCCTGGCCGACCTCGGCGGCGCACGCACATCACGAAGACGAGCAGGCTGCCCTGAGGGCTGCTCTCGCCTTCGCCCGCCGCCTGGAGATGCCGCGGTGAGGATCGCCCGCACCACCGCTCGCGGCACCAGCTACGCGAGCAGCTTCACCAAGCCGCCCTCCCCGGAAGTCCTCGAAGCTCTGGACGCGATCGCCGACGCAGCGGCCAAGCGGCTGGAGCGCGAGACGCCACCCGAGCCCTCCCGCTGACTTCCGCCGCACTCCCGGCGAAACTGTCACATCTTTTGTCCGGAAACCTCTGGACATTCGTCCGGAGGTATGGGATGATGACGGTATTGAGAGAGGAGATTACCGATGCCTAACACCACCACAAAACCTACGTTCGAAGAGTTCAACCGCTGGTTCCGGTCGCAGCCGATTCCGTACCAGAACCGGCGCGAGACCCAAGCTTCCGCTCGCGAGGTCACGCCTCTCGCCCGCTCGACCGCCGTCTACTCCCTCGGCGAGGCTCTCCGGGACATGGAAACGAGCCCGAGATGAGCAGCCTGATCAAGAACCATGCGGCCGTGAGCGCCGAGATCACTGAAGCGGACCTGGAAGAGATCAGGGCCGCAATCGACGCTGACAATCGCAAGCGCGAGACCGCCACCCTTGCCCAAGGCTTCGCCGATTGCGAGGCCCTGATCTCGGAGGGGCTGCGGAAGCTGGCGGAGGCGGAGGACATCAAGGCGGGTGAAGCGCAAGAGCTTGGGCGCGTCGCCAAAGGCGCCGGCGGAATGATCGAATATCAGAACGAGCACCTCCGCCGCTCGGCCCGCGCCGCCTGCCTGCGAGAGGCCGCGCTGGCGGTGTCCCTTGGTCAATTTCGGGACGTTCCGAGAGGAGAATGAGATGAGCGACCAAAAATGCCGCTTTAGCTGGACCGTGCCGGACGTGAGCGGCCCGGATTACGACTTGTCCCACGTGGCCGTTCCTGCGCTCCCGGAGGCCGCCCATGTCTAGCCGCCAGCAGATCATCACCGCCGCGCTACTAGGCTTCGTGCTCGGAATCGCGGTGTTAGCCCTCTTGCCGATCCACCTGCTTCAGAAGCAACATCACCGCGATGTTCGCCAGGCCCTCAAGGCGAACGATGTGACTTGGGAGGTGTGTCGCGCGGCCATGCGAATGCCGGCCAAGCACACCGCGGGAGGCGGCTGGATTCGAGCGACCGCGCTGTCCTCCGCGCAGCTCTCGAAAGCCGCCAGCTCCTACGACAATTGGGCGTGGACCGACAAGGCCGGGCGCTTCACCGCATGGCCCGGCCGCGAAGACGACGCGGCGAACGAGGACGAGGATTCCTGCTCGGAAGCTTGGCGCGTCGGGTACAGCGTCGCCACGGAATGAGCTTCCACGGCAGCCCCGGAGCGACCCGGGGTTGACGCGGGCGCTTATGCCCGATCATGCACAAAGGGGTTATGAATGAGAATCAAGCTGATTACATTTCTCTTCTTGCTCGCGATCGTAGTCCGCCCTGCGCTCGCGAAAACCGAAGCTGAATGCAACACCGATTGGGAAAACTGCACCGACAACTGCACTGACGACTTCTGCTGGAACCGCTGCGAGCACGCGTACACTCTTTGCGCGACTTGGGATCCGTGCCCAGTTTACATCTGCCCCCCGCCCAGCTGATCCCAACCGACCCTTACAGTCGCCCCGGCGCAGGATTGCCGGGGCTTCCCCTTTGTCCGGACTTTGAGGTACAATTGCGCCATGAGTTGGGATCGAGAGATGGTAGAGATCAAAGACCACGGGCCGGTTGAGGCGAGCCGGCGGAAGCATTTCGCTGTTCACCAGCGGGTCAGCCGCACCAGCTATCGGCCAGAGATCGACGGCACCCCTGAGATTCACGGTATGCCGGTTTTTGGGTACGTCCTCTCTCATCTTCCCACCGGGAGCATCGTGGCGACGTGCGACGATCCCGAGGAACTGCTTTCGCTTGGAGACGAGCTGCTCGCGGCACGCTTCACTCGTTCGAAGAGTTGGAAGCACAGCGTCCGCGCCATCCTGCCGCTCTACCGTGTCCTTGCTGCTGCCGGCCGTTGGCCGCCGCAGGATATTGCCCGCCGCCAGGAAGCGACCCTATGAGCGTCCTCCCCGGTCACCGCGGCCCGCACGATCTGGCCGACTACGTGTTTACTCGCCAGTGCGGCCGTTGTGGGGAGGAGACGGAGAAGTACATCGACGGCGACCTCTTGCGGGCCGAGCGGGAGGCCGCCTGGGGACCGCGCTCTCTATCGAGGATGGCGCGGGAGATCGGCGTTCCGAAGCAGCGGCTTTCCGAGATGGAGCTGGGGAAGCTGCGAGAATTCGATGAAGACACAGCTCGGGCGTACTTGGTGGCGCTCGGGATTCTATAAGGGAGACCCACATCATGCCAGTATTCAGTAAGCGCACCCCAATTCCTCAGCCCGCGTGCGCGATCGACAACTACCAGAGCGATTATCGCCGTGCTGACCTGGTAAACATGATGCTCAGCCAGGCGGCGCGTTCGCTCCCGCCGGCTGAGTGGCCCGACGCCGCGAAGGCCGCGCTCGCGGTAGCCGACGAACTCTATCCAGAGGACGGGGGCACCGGCGACGAACGGCGAGGAGGCTCCAATGGCTGACACCACGCCGACCTCGAAGCCAAAGGAAAACCACGCCGTGCCGATCTCTCGCGAGAAGGTGCGCGCGATGGCCGACTTCGCAGGGACCACGATCGAGACCGTCCTGGAGCGGCTGGCGAGCTTGTTCACCGCCGATCTGCTGAAGTCGATCGCCGAGGAGCTGAAGGCCGAGCAAGCGGCCAGCTCGAAGGCGGCGCTCCACGAGGCGTTAGGGCTCGGCGGCGAGCCGTTGCGGACGCAAGAGATCGGGAACGCGCGCAGGGCCAGGGGCAACGGTCTCACCCCGGACGGCGGCATTCCGACGCTGCCGCAGACCGATCAACGCGGCGGCAGCTCTCAAGGTTGATCCAATGCCCAAGCCCCGCATGTCCCGAGAGGCGCTGCGCGCGTACCGGCAGCGCCTCCGGGCGTTGCGGGCTCTCGGCTTCTACGGTTACCAGGCCTACCTCGAAAGTCCTCTCTGGAAGGCGATCCGTTCGCGTGTCCTCCGGGCTGCTCGGCGCGCATGCTGCGGTTGTGGAGCCGCCGGTTGCGCGCAGGTCCACCACGAGAGCTACACGCAGGCTGTGCTGGCCGGCGAGGACGATTCCAAGCTCCACGTCGTCTGCAAGCACTGCCACGAATCCGCTCACCACTACGGCGGGCTTCTGCTCGGGCCGGCGGAGGCGACGGCGCGACTTCGGGAGATTGCTCGAAAGAGGGGCTTGACTACGGCGTAGGCCTGTAGTAGGCTCCCAGGCAAGAGGTGAACCATGGGACTGAGTCAGCGTAGAAAAGACGTCCGAGCGAAGAAGAAGGCGCTCAAGGAAGCGCGCATGAAGAATCCCGGGAAGGACAGCGTTTATGCCCGGAAGCTTCGCGGGATCTACCCGCCGAACTCGCCTTATTCGCCCGGCGGCAAGTGGGAGGCCTGAGCGATGTACGAGGAACTCCGGTTGACCGAGCTGCACGAGGAGATCGCCTTCGCAACCGAGCAGGCGCGCCGGCATGAACTCGCCGACCGCCCAGACCAGAAGCGTCTCTGGAACGAGAAGCGCCAAGAGGTGGACGCCGAGATCCGCCGCCGGGTCGCGGCGCTGCTGGTGGTTGGGCCGGGCGGCGCGCGCGCGGCCCATCGATTCCCTCAGTTACCGCTCGTTCGCGAAGGCGTTGCGCTGAAGCACGGCACCCCCGACGCGCTCCGCGAGTATCCCCGGCGCAGCGTCTCCATGTTCTCTGGCGCGCCGTTCGATTCGTGGGTCAACCACGCGGCGCATTTCTTGCCGGTGGCGAGCTGCCACCTGTGCAGGGAGGGGCGATGAACGAAAACGAGCGCCGGTTGCTCTGTCTCTACCTGCGCAGCCTTGCCGAGGAGGCGAAGCTTTTGGCGCGGCTGTGGGCGACCGACCCCGAAGCCTTCGGAGCCGATGCCAAAGCGATCGCTCTACAGGAGGGTCGCGCTGAGGCCTTCGCGCGAGCTGCCGAAGAGGTCGAACAGTGAGCAGCCTCGAACCGAACAAGCCGCGCCGCAAGGCCTCCCCGCAACTGAAACTCGTCCTCTCGCCCATGGCGCGGAGGTACATCGAGGCCGTGAGCGCGCGGACAGAGCTGCCTCAGCGCTACGTGGTGGACAGGCTGGTGACGGAAGCGCAGAAGCTTGAGCGGGAAGTGAACAAGCTCGGATTGGAGCACGTCGGCGAGGCGCTCGCGGAGTTGAGAGTCTTGCGGCGGGTGCTCGACGGAAAGAAGGGGGCGGGGATATGACGCGGCGGGAGATCGATGCGCGCTGGCTAGCCTTCCGGAACAACGATCACAATTGGAAGGAGTTGAAGAAGCAGCGCGACGAAGCGGACTCGGCCCTCTACCGTTACGAGCGAGAGCTGGAGCGCAGGTGGTACGACACGCTTCCGAAGGACCCGGAGGGCCTCTATGGACTGGCCTAGTGAGCCCACCATCCTCGAAGGGGTCCCGGCGCGGACGTACCATGCCGACGCTCTCGGCGATGTGCCGACCCTCAGCCGGTCGATCGCGCACACCCTCATCACCGCCTCGCCGATGCACGCGGCGGCAGAGCACCCGCGCCTCCCAGGCAGCGTGGAGGCGAAGGCGTCGAAGATCCTGGATGCCGGCTCCCTCCACCACGCGGTGATCCTCGGCGAGGGCGAGGAGGAGCTGGTGGTGCTGCCCGCGCAGTACGAGGACTTCAGGACGGCTAGAGCGCGCGAGATCCGGGATGAGGCCTGGGCGGCCGGGAAGAGCCCCGTGCTCGCGGAGGATTACGAGGGGGCGTGCCGGACGGCAGAGATCCTACGGCCGCGGATCTGCCAGGCGGTGGCGGACGTCGTCTCGCCCGAGGAGCCCTACGGAGTGTCGTGGGTGGACTTCGGCCGCGAGCTCGTCTGCCTGTGGGAGGAGAGGACGGTCTGCCCTCACGACACGGACGGTGACGGCGATTGCCACCGCTGCCGCCCACGCCAGGGCCTTCCGACGCGTTGCCCGGGAATCGTTCGCTGCCGCGCCCGCTGGGACCTGTGCCTCCCGTCCTGTGGGTTGCTCTGCGACCTGAAGGCCAGCACGAAGAGCTACGTCGGCCGGGCGAGCATGGAGAGGTTCTGCCGCCAGCTCGACAACGAAGAAAGCTCTCTGCTCATGCAGGGGGCCAGTTACCAGCGGGGGCTCGAGGCCGTGCATCCGGAGATGGCGGGCAGGACGTCTTTCGCCTTCATCCGCTTCGAGATCGAGCCGCCGTATGCGGTCGGGGCGATCCTGCTGACCCAGGCCCACCGGCAGCTCGGTGAGGACCGCTGGCTTTCGGCGGTGCGCGGGTGGGCGCGCTGTCTGTCCTCGGGGCAGTGGCCCGGACCGGAGGCGATGGTGGCTCCGCCGCCCCAGGCGTGGGCGGTCCAGAGATCTCTCGACAGGATGGCCGAAGAAGGGGAGGACGGCGATGCCACCGATTGAAAGGATTGAGGGCCGGGTGACTGTACCCGGACACCTGATGGAAGGAAAGGGAGAACACTACGTTCTCCGTGTCGTCGGTGATTCCATGGCGGGGGAGGGGGTCTTCGACGGCGACTTCGTGATCGTTCTTAGGGAGCACGACCCGCTGGACGGTGACATGTGCGTCTGCCTCGTGAACGATGATGCCACCCTGAAGCGCTACTACCGCGAGGGGCCGATGGTCCGGCTTCACCCCGCAAACCCAGCAATGCAGCCAATCCGCGTGCCCGTCCGGGAGGTGCAAGTGCAAGGCGTGGTGGTGGGCATGATGCGGAAGTTTTCGCGAGGGCAAGGAAGGAGCGGCGATGTTCAAGCGTGAGGATCTGGAGAAGCTCCGGCGAGGACGAAGCTCCAACGGAAGCGGCGGCCCGTTCATCTACGCTCCCGAGCTGGAAGAGGAGGAGGGGATGAAGCTGGCCGCCGCCGCACCCACGCTGGCGTTGGCGTGCTTGGAGGCGTGGAAGCTGATCTCTCTCTGGCGCGTCACCGCCTACGGCCCACGAGCTGAAATTATCAGCCGAGAATGCAAGGAGGCCGAGAAGGAAATCCATCTCGCCCTCATGGCCGCCGGCGTGGAGGGTTGAGCCGTGACGCGGCGAGAAGTGGCCGAGAAGATCGCCGAGGCCATCTTCGTCAACGGCCAGGGCCAGAAAGCGGAGCGGCTGGTGCTCACGGTGGACGGGCCGCCACAGCGGGATCTTGGCGGGTGGGGCTTCCGGCCGATCATCGATCAGATCGAGAAGGTTCTGGCCGACGTGGAGATCTCCTGATGGCAGCCCTGCCCGAGCCGCGCAAATTTGCCCCCGCCGTCCAGTCCGTGCGCGGTGAGGAACCGCTGCTGATCGGCCTGATCGGACCCCCGGGCGGCGGCAAGACCGTCTCCGCGCTCCGCCTGGCAACCGGGATGCGCAAGGTGCGGCCCGGCCCCGTTGTGCTGATCGACACCGAGGGGGGTCGGTCGAAGAAGTACAGCCCGGAGAACGGGAAGCCTGCCAACCCGGCGGCGCTCGCCTTCGACTTCCTGCGTGTGGAGATGACCCCGGATTTCCGGTCTCACGACTTCCTCGCGGCGATCAAGGCGCAGCTTCCGTTGCAGCCGGCGGCGATCATCGTGGACACCCTCAGCGACGAGCACGAAGGGGAGGGCGGCTACCTGGAGTGGCACGACGCGATCGCGACGGCGAAGCGGGGAGAGCCCGGCTACGTGGGCGGCAACGAGTGGGCGGCGTGGGCGATGCCCAAAGCGGCGCGGAAGCGACTCATCTCCGGGCTGTTGCAGATCAAGGTGCCGCTCCTGTTCACCTTCCGGGCCCGCGAGAAGACGGCTGTTGAGCCGGGCAAGGGCGGCGGCAAGGACAAGATCACCAATATCGGATGGATGCCGGTGGCGCCGCTGGAGATCGTCCACGGGCTGGACCTCACGTGCATCCTGCCGCCTCGCGCGAACGGCGTGCCGGTGTGGACATCGGAGAAGATCGGAGAGGACTTCATCGTCAAGCTTCCGGCCTTCCTGGCCCCGCTGATCCGCGACGGCGCGCTCTCCGAGGACACCGGCGAGGCCCTGGCCCGGTGGGCGAAGGGGGAAGCCGCTGCCGGCAAGTCCGCGCAGGCCCCGCCGCCGGCCGATCCCGAGGCGGCCATTCGCGCGGCGGAGCTGCGAAAAGAGATCCTCTCGCTCCTGCGGAAGCACTGGCCCGAGAGCGAGGGCAAGACCGAGGACGGGAAGGGCGCCCTCCAGAGTGCTTTCGGCACCAGGGCGTGGAGGGAAATCGCCGCGCTCCCGCCCGGGCAGTTGGAGATCGGGTTGGCGGCGCTGAGGAAGAACATCGACGGGCTGGCCGCGCTCAAGAACGAGCGGAAGCCGGGCGAAGACCCCGAGGAGGGATGATGCAGAGCAAGATGACGGAGAAGGAAGCTCGCCAGGCCACGGCTGATGCCTGGTTGAATTCCGGCGGGACGATTTGCGAGCCTTTGTGGCAAGCCATCAAGGCGGCCCTCGGCCTGGAGTTCGCCCCGGAGCCGGTGAAGCTGCCGGAGCGGCTGGCGATCCGCCCGGACCTGGCGGTTTCCAAGTCGTGCCCGGCGATCGCCCCGCCAGAGATATTTTTCGAGAATGAAGCTCAACGGGACGCCGCGTATGCTGCCGCAGTGGACCGCTACAACGCCTACCCCGGGCTCCGGGCGGCGGCGGAGGGACTCTGCCGCCGCCTCAGAGAGTGTTACTCCGGGCAATGCAACACCCAGGGGCACCTCGGACGGGTAGAGGCCGAGCTCGCGAAGGGGCCGAAGTGATCGGCTCCCGCGCCAGGGGCGCGCTCCTCGGCGACCCCGCCGTGCCGGGGAAGCGATGGGAAGGCTGCCACGATCTGACGGGCCCGCGTGCCCTGGTCTGCATAGCCGGCGAGCTGCGGGAGAGGGAAGCCGCCAGAAAGGCCCGCGCGGCGCGCCGGAGCCGCTCCTGGCTGCGCAAGGCGGGCGCGCGGCTGCGAGACATCCTCCGGCGGGGAGATCGGGCTCCAGCGGGGCGGCCAGCGCCAGAGGCGCCCCGCGACCTCGAGCGGCGCGATCCAGTGGCGTTCGAGGACGCCCGTGAGCCGGACCTTCCCTCCGTTTACGAGGCGCTCACCAACGCGCAGCTCACCGCCCGCCGCGCCGGCCAGAAGGACCTTGCCGACGCCATCCATGTGCTGTTCCTTCTGGACCTGACCGGAAACATCGCGGAAGTGGCGCCGCTCGTGGCGTCCGTCCGCGCTTCTCTGCAATCCGCGCTCGGGGACGATCCCGCGAGCGTCAACTGAAAGGACGCGCCATGCCTTCTCACGCTTTCACCGCCTCGCCGCCGGACGATCTGCTCGCCATCAAGGTGGGCGCCCCTCCGCCCGGCACAACGTCCCTCGCCATCGCTTTTCAGCTAATTCCGCCGCCGAGTTCAGGCCCGGAGACCGTCCGGCTTCTGCACCTACGGCGTGCCGGGCAGCACCTCAAGCCGGCCGCCTCCGAGGTATTGGAGGTAAAATTCAACGGTTCCACTCGCGAATGGATAGCGGAATTTTCCGGCTTCGGCCAGAAGCATGCGAAGGTTCATCCGGTCCACATGGGCAAAGTCGCCGAGAGCCCGGTGGACGTGCGCATCACGGTGCCGATCGGCCCTGGAGAGGCCTCCGTGGCGGTGGGGCCGCTCTCTGCTCACGCCGCTCCCGACCTCGCTGCGGTGGGGGATCTCGATCTGCTCCTGGGCTTCAGCGGCCCGGGTGACCTCAAGCCGCCCGCGGGATGGGCCGCGCTCTGGGACGAGGGCGCTCTCCAGTGGCTTCCTGGCGCTGGGAGCACCGGCAGCCCGCCGCCGCCTACCCCACCGCCCGGACCGGTCCTTCCCCCGGTGATCGACCCGCAGGTGGGGCCCACGCCTCCAAGCGCACCCCCGGCCGTCGTGACTCCTCCCCCCGGCGACCCACGCGCGGCCGCGATCGCCTTGGCCCTTCAGCTTCTCCTCCCGAACCTTCCGCCTGAGGAAGCGGCCATCTTCCAGCCCATCATCCAGTCGGTGACCACGGGCGGCAAGCTCAACACCCAGACGCTTCTCCTCGCCCTCCTGCCGCTTCTGTTGAGAGGGGGAAAGTAGCCGTGCCCGGCCCAACGGTTGCGGATGTCGTCGCTCGTTTCCGGGGCCACCCCGGATGCGAGAATATCGACCGAACCACGTACACCGTGGACGAAGTCCCCGGGGTCTACCGTCCCGGGCAGGTCGTTCACGGCACTTTTAATCCGGCGGTTCCGCTCGATTTTTCAGACATCGTGAAACTTTCGAACAGCATGGCGGACCGCTTTGGCGACGGGGCCGGTCAGCCGATCGTCCATGACCTTACAGCCCTGCCCGCGATCGTCGTAAATCCCGACCGGAGGCACGCTCTCAAAGGTGGTGGCGTAAACGAACGGGTTTGGTCCCCGCAAGAGAAGTCCATCCAAGAGCTCAAAATCGATCCGGCGGAGTGGGGCCGCGGTCAAAACCTGGTGGACTACCAATTTCTCAGAGACTTGCAGGAGAGGGTCGTCAGGCCTCTCGACCTGGGCTTGCCCGTCGGGACGGACCCGGCGCTTTGGGATTGGGAGGCCTCGGGCCACGCTGGCCTACCCGGTGCTGAGCCCGGCAATCCCGCGCCGCCAGCAACATCGCCCCCTTCTCCGCCGGTTGTGGCGCCGCCGGTCCATCAGCCCGCGGGTCCCGGCCTACGCCAACTGAGCCCGGCCGGCCAGAGAGCCGACGAGCTACGGTCCCTGGTGCGTCAGATTGAATTCGGCGACACGCTCGAACCGCTCAACCTGGTTGACACCGGTTTAGGGTGGGCGGTGTTAAAACCCTTCGCCGTGGAGGTCCTGCGCTTCTGGCGCGAGCTCCGAAATGCGGTCCGGCGCCTAGCCGGTATGGAGCCCCGGGAGATCCCGGCGGAGGATCGGTGAGCACCGCCGGCTACTTCGTCGCGACGCTGGACGACGGCTCCATAGGAGATTCGTGGTGGCGGAGGCGTCGGTGGCCTCACCCTCGCGCAGGCGTTCCGGCGGGCGCAGTTGCTCGCGGGATGGCACGCCAGCGCGATGCTCGACGCAGTGCTCGACACGAAGGCGCCGGGCAAAAAATCGCTCCGGGAGCTTGGCTTTTGAGGCACCGCTGGCAGATCACGGGCGAGCGGGAGGTGCCCCTGGCAGGCGCTCCCGATCCGCGTGCGGACTTGCCAGCGGTGCGGGTGCGTGAAGACCCGCGAGCCGTACGGCGCTCACTTCCGGGCGGTGTACGAGCTCGGCGGGATGGTGACGACGACAGCCCCGGCGTGCCCGGGAGAAGGTAGAGGAGATGGCGGCCACGACGTTACAGGACGTCCGGGATCGAATCGAGATTGAGGGCTTCGAGTACGCCTTCCGCAGCTGCTCGGATTTTCCCGAAGTGGAAGACGACGAGTTCCACCGGCTGCGGACAGAATTCGTGAGGGCTGCCGATGCGCTGGAGGAATATGTCAACGCGCGCAGCGTGGGCGAGATGGACGACGAGGACGAGGAAGAGGAGGAGGATGAAGATGAGAGCGACGACTGAGACGCGCCACCTCCCGGTGAAGCTGACCGAGGAGGAGCTGGCGGCCAAGGCCCAGGAGCTCGCGGAGAGCGTCGCGCGCGAGGAGGAGATGCGCGAGGCGTTCGCCGCCTGGGAGAGCACGATGAAGGAGGCATCGAAAGCGAAGAAGGCCGGCATCTACCTCGCGCACGCGGACACCGTGCATCTGGGTGAGGTGGTGGAAACCGGGGTGGAGGAGCGGGTGGTGGCCTGCACGTGGCTTTACAGCGCTGACTCGGCCTTCCTCCGGCGCGACGACACGGGCGAGCTGGTGCAGGTCCGCCAGCTCCGCGACGACGAGCGCCAGGCGGTGCTCGGCGAGACGGAGGTAGTGCAGAAGCCGACGCACGAGGATCTGGTGAACTGGGCCGAGCCGCTGGGCTACGGCGAGGTTACCGACCTCACCGACGCGTTGGCGGACCCAGCCGAGGCGCCGAAGATGGAGTCCTTCATCCGGGAGCACTTCGGTCGGTGAGCTACAGGCCGACCATGTACGAGATGCGGTGCGTCTGCGGGATCGTCTGGTACACGACCCGCAGCGCGCCGGACCCGCGCGGCGACGTCTGCATGGACGTCTCGCGCTTCGAGGGACGGCGCGCCGGTTGCGGCCGGAAGCTGCCGGCGCCGGTCCCGGAAAGGAGAGGTCTTGCTGAAAGGTAAGCGCGGCTGTCCGTCGTGTAAGGGCTCCGGACTTGTCTTTTTCCCTATCGTGGCGGTCGGAGTCTCGTTCGCTATTCCGTGTCCCGCATGCAGGGGCGAAGAAGCTCCGCCAGCCGGACCGCGAAGGATCGACCCATGAGACAACCCCGCCTCTTCGAGATCGCGATCCCCGACGACATCCGGCCGGCCGTGGACGCGTGGCTGACCTACAAGGCGAAGCGGAAGCAGAGCTACAAGACGGCCGAGGGGCTGGCGGCGCTGGTCGAGCGCATGGAAGAGATGGGCGCCGAGAGGGCCATGGCTGCCGCGCGTTGGTCGATGTCCAACAACTACGCGGGACTCTTCGAGGAGCCTAAGCGAAACGGCCGGACGGCCGAATTATCGCCGCCGTCGTGGGCCTCCCCGCACATGACCGCAGGTGAATTGGAAACATGGCCGTTTTGGAGCATGGACGACAAGAGGACTTTCCTCGAGAATCTTCCAAGCATGATGAGGGGCGGAGTTAGAATCTACTATTGAGAGGACGCGCGATGAGACACGAATGGGCCGAGGACGGGAAGCTCTTCGCGGTAGAAGAAGACGGTCCCTCCCCCTATCGGGATTCCGTGCCGAAGCTGGCCGGCGAGGGATTCCACCACACGCACCCGGCGGGCGACGAGGGTCCGCTTGCGCGTGAGGTTCTGCGCCTAGCCGCGATGGTACGAGAGCTGGAGGAGGAGCATGATGCTTCTGGAAAACTGATTCTTTCGCGGCAAAGGACCGCAGAGCGAATTGCGTCAATGGTAAGGGCGCTGGACGGCGACTTGAAGGTGTGCATGGAACAGCGAGACGAAGCCGTCGAGCGAGGCACCAAAGCCTACGCGCGCGGCTTTGCGGACGGCGAGGCGTTCCGGAAGTCCTCGCCGCCCGCAGAGAGCTAGGGAGTCTCCAATCCGTGCTTCAGGAATTCGATCATCCCTTCCAGGGCCTCGCGGCGGCCGGCCTCCTTACCCTCCTCGCGCGCCTTCAGGATCTCTTCGCCGGCGGAGACCGCGAAGCCGCCCATCGCCGGCGTCATTGTCGCGGTCTGCTCTTCGCCCCAGGGTAGCTCGTCCAGCCAGCGGGAGACCAGCTCTCCGGCCTCTCGCTCGCTCTCCGGCTGGATGCCGGGGAGATGCCTCATGATCTTATCTAATAGCCACTGCTGCAATGCCTCGCGTTGCGCAGCGCTTCCGGGCGGTCCGCACCCGCAACCACCGAGCAAACAACACCGTCTCCGTTCCTCTTCGCTCATGATCTATTCTCCGTCGTCAGAAGTGTGATATGGGAGCCGGGCGATCCGGCCCTTGGTGTACATCCTTAAAAGTTTGAAGTTTCGATCGCGGTCCGCGTCGTCCTTTTCCTTCGCGATCCGCCATGCCTTGAGATCGGCAACGTCACGGGCGACGTCGTCCGTGCGCTTGCTCATCTGTTGAATCTGATCGGTGAGGGTGTCGAGCTGATGACTCACCTTGCCCCATCCGACGCCACCCCACCAGGCGTTTCCGACGAGACCGATCACCACGGCGAGCGGGAGCACGATGTCTTTCACGGGATGATCTGTCTGAGCCACGATCTACCTCACGTTGTCTCGAAGACCCGGTATCCCAAGCTCTTCCTGTTGCATTAGCTGCTCCCAAAAACCGCCGTGGCTTTTACGCTTGACGGCTTGAATCTCGGGAACCTGATGCTCTCCGAAGCCGAGCCCGCCAAGGCCGAGCTGCTCGGCGAACATCTCACCAGGGGTGCGCTCTTCCTTTTGGTCGAGCACCCGCGCAAGCCGTTGTGCGTCCGGAGGGATCGTCATGCCCCGGGTGAACTCCCCTACCGCCTTCATGGGGGTGCGGCCCCACAGGTCGCGGCTCATCTGGAGCGGTGTCTCGACGAATGGCACCTGTTCGGCCAGGCCCTTTGTCGCGGTCCACGCCCCCGCCGGGACGGACTTCGCGCGCCGCAGGCTGGCTCCCACCTGGAGGGCCTCCACTACCGGGTGGTGCAGGAACAGGTGAGGGATGGTGATCCCGGCCACGCGGACCTCTCCGGGCTTGAGGTCGCTCTCGGCGCGGTGCTCGCCGGCCTGATAGTAGCCGCCCCCCTCGACGACGCCGGCCGCCCCCAGGGAGATCATCGCGGCGCCGAGCGTGCCTTTCTTGAGCTGGCGCATGATGAGCTCGGCCTGTTCGGCGGGGAGCCGGTCGAGCCCCTTGTGGACGGCGTAGGCCAGCCGCCCGATACCTTTGGGAAGTCCGGCCAGGTAGTCGGTCGCCTCCAGAGCGTAATTCGTCGGCACTTTTACGATGGGGACCATGACGTTGGCGAACGTCTTGCCGACGCGCGCCGCTGCCGAGTCGCCTCTCGGCTTAGCGTTACGAAAACCCTGGACCGCGTCGTACATGTTGCCTTGCTCAGCGAAGGCGCGAGCCTGCCTCAGGGCGCGCTCGACATTAGCGGGGTCACGTTCCGATTCAAGCTCAAAAGCCTTGCGGAAGCCGCGCACGGCGGCGTTGTCTCCCATGAAGATGTCCCTCTCCGCATATTCCCAAGCCCGGGCCTGCATTTCGGCGATGCCGACAGGGTCCGTGAGCCTCTCGGCCTGCCCCAGGGAAAGAAAGTGCTTCGCCTGCTTTTCCATGGCGTATTGATAGGCCGCAACCTTCGCCGGACTCTTGAGGGCGGCGTGGACTTTGCCGGGATATTCCATCCAGGCGGGAACGCTCCCTTCAAGATGCGGTTTTCCAAGAGCTGACTCCAGCGGCCCCACTCCGCCGCGCAGATATGCTACGGACTCCTGGCGGGCCTGCTTTCCGAAGAAACCTGCGTAGCTCTTCGCGATGGCGTTCAGCGAGCCACCACCCTCGATCGGGGCTCGGGCCGCGACGTCGCGCACCACCGGCAGCTTCGAGAGGCCGGCGCCGATCACTTCCTCTATAGGCTTGAAGATCAGGGCGCGCTCGGCCGCGGCGGCGCTGATCTTCACCAGCGTGTTCGTGCCGGTGAGCTTCAGGAACCGTCCCCATCCGGCGGTCCAGTCCAGCCCCTTCTCCAGCGGCCCCCGGCCGGCGAGCTCCTGCCGGCGGATGATGAGGTCCGCCTGGCGCTTCAGGTTGTTCACCCGGCCCTGGAGGGCGAGGGCGTCGGCGTCAAGCGCGAGGGGGCGGCGGACCTTCTTCGGGATCGACCCCGAGGCGATTGCATCGGCCAGCTCGACCTCCCGTTTCGCGAGGCGCGTCTTCAGGGCGGCGAGGCGCTGCGCGTCGGTCGTCTGCCGGCCGCCACCCTCCGGCGCGAGGCCGTGCTCTTCGAGCGTCTGCTCGAGCTGCTGGCGGAGAGCCTGAATCTGGGGGGTGTCCTTCACCTTGGCCGCCCGCGTGTTGCCGATTCCACGCTCGGCGTCGGCGATGCGCTGCTGGAGCCGCTTTTCGATCGCGGCGAGCCGATCGGCTTCCGGCCGGCTCTTCGCGAGGCCGAGATCCTTCTGGGTCTGGCGGAGCTTCTCGCGCAGCGCAAGCGTCACCTGGTCCGGCTTGGCCCGAGCGGCGCCGGCGGGAAGAGCCTCGCCCTCCTGGAGCGCCTCGATCTTCGAGACGAGCTTACCTTGCTGGCGAATGCGGGCCAGCGCGGCCTCGGCCTCGGAGCGCGTCGCCTGCTGGCGCACGGCACCGTAGCCGGAGATGGCGTCGCGTACCTCGGAGGGCTCCAGGCCCGGGATGTGAGGGGCAATCGTCTCGTGGATGCCCTGTACGAGGTCGGGGAGGCTGTTCACGCCGGCCTGCACCCGATTCCGCGCCATCTTCGTGATGATCCCCACCGTCTCGGGGTCGAGTCCGCCGCTCATGAAAGTAGTGCTCTGGCGCGCGCGGGCTTTCTTGTCAAGGAGGGCGCCGAGCTGCTCGTACTCCTGGTCGAGCTGCTGGCGGGTGGCCTGCCGCACCCCGGCCCGCTGGGCGCGGACGGTCTCGCTGCGGGCCACGGCGAGGTTGCGCTGGGCCTCCTGCTCGGATACCCGGGATTCGTGGCCGGCGAGCTGCTGCTGGGCTTCCGCGAGCTGGGTGGAGATCTTGTCGAGCTGCTCGGCCGCGCCCGGCGGAGGCGGCACCCCAGCCTCGCGGGCGGCCACGGTGAGCCGCTGGCGCAGGTAGAGGGGGCTGTAGTCCTCTGCGATGAGCTTCTGGCGGGCCGCGCCAGCCGCGCCCCATTCGCCGCCCGCGCGCTTCAGGGCGGTGTCGTTCAGGTCCATGGCGCTCTCGATCGAAGTCCGGCGCATCTTCGCCATCGCCGCCGCCTCGCCATCGCCAGCGTCGAGCGCCGCGCTCTCGGCCGCCAGAGTCTCGCGGTGGTCGAGCGTCATTTTCATGCGGTCGTGGAGGAGCAAATCGTTCTCGACGGGGGTGAGCACGCGCGGCTTCTCGATGATCCGCTGGGCGAGCAGGCGGGGTGCCTCGGGGTCTTGCTCGAAGACCTGACGGGCCTCGTGCCAGGTGTCCCCGGTGGATTTCCTGGCGAGATCCTCCACCTCCGGCAGTCCTCGGGCAATCCGCTCGCTCTGGGTCACGGCGTTCTTGGTGCCGGTGCGCGGCGTGTCGAGCGGCAGCTCCTCGTGGGTGAGGAGGTTGCGCAGGATGGGTGATGGCAGTGTCGATGGTTCCGCTGCCGGCGGGCTCGGCGCCTCAACATTATCAATGGCGCTGACGCGCGGACCAACGCTTTCCGCAATCCCTCGAGCAACCTGCAGTTCGCTTTCTTGAGCCGACGGCAGATTACCGGCGATCCCTGGCGATCCCTGGCGATCTCCGAAGATCTCCGCCAGCGACGGCGGTTTCGCGCGGGGCGCGACGGCGACGGCGGGGGGCGCCTCCCGAGCGGCCAGCAGCTCGTCCAGTGCGGGCTCCCCGTGGGGCGCGGCCGGGATCGAGGGGGCGGCGTCAAGGCTCTGGCGCGCGAGCGCGGCGGCGTCGGCCGCGTCCCGGGGCCGGGCGCGCAGGCCTAGCGCCACGTCCACCGAGGCGGCGTCCGGGTGCTCGCCCACCTGGAGGATGCTGCGCTCGGGCTGCATGGCGTCCGCGATGGCGCCGGGCCGCAGGGGGGCCTCTGTGGCGCCCGGCGTCGATCGCAGAGCCTCGGCGCGGCGGGCGAGGTAGGCCGCTTCCTCGGGGGTGACATCCCCCGCCACGCGGGCGGCCGGAGCCGCCTGCCGCAGGCC